ATACACCTGCAAAATCCCCGTCAACGATTCCACATAGCCCTGCGCGGTCTGCCCGATGTGCGTCAAGTCATCGCGCACATTGCGAAAATACGGCAGCAGCTTCGGCCGGATCAGCTTGAATTCCCCCGTCGCCAACCGCGCCAGCACGTCGCTTTGCGGCCCGATCACGCGGCACAGATTGCGCACCTCTTTTTTCAACCCCAGCAATTGGTCCAGCATATTCCGCGGCGGCGCGTGCAAGGCGCTTTGCTCCAACTCGGAAATCTCCTGCGACAATTCATCCAGCGCCGGCTTGTAATTCTCCACCAAAGTGTCAAGCAGAAGGTGCGCCAGCCGGTCCGGCCCGTGCGCCAGCCGCCCCGCTTCCTTCTCCACCCGCGCCTCCAGCGTCGCAATCGTCCGCAACGGCACATCGTGATACGTCACCAGGTAATTTTTCCCCAAAAAGAAATTCAGCTCGCTCGTGGCAAATTTCCCATCGCGCCGGTTGTAATCCACCGCGTGCATCACCATGAAAATATACGGCGCAAATTTATCGTCCGGCCCCGGCGTGTAATCATCCACCTTCGGCGACGGGCTCACCATGATGCAATCCTCCACCGAAATCGGGTGAAAATGGAACACGCCCTCCAACAGCGCCCGCGCGTCCTTTTCCGGCGGCTTTTCCAAGTCGATCCAAATAAACCGCGCCGGATCCGCCAACACCGCTGCGATCTGCGAAGCATCCGCCGGCTTGCCCGCCAACTGCCCCTGCGCATTGAATATAAACGACCGAATCATAGGCTCGCCGCCACCATACGCGATTACCTCCCTTCGCCAACCATTTTTCCCTTCTCCCTCTCTTACCTCTGCTTCCTCCTGTTAAAAAACCCGGGTTTTCCGCCCCCTCAAAATCCATGCCAAACCATCCATTTTCCCCCTCATTTTCGCCCTTCCCTCGCAAAATCACTTTTTTTCAAAAAAGTCTTGCCACCACTACATATGGTGGTAGCTTCTCACTCGACTCCCAACCGAATGGGTCTTTGTGGCGGGCAACGCTCCCAGTCACGAGGCCGGGGAGCTTACTGGTTGCCTCCCACGCGAAGGCAAGCGAGTGTACAAAAAACAAGTTTTAAGCAAAGGTTCGACCATGATTGACGCACGCGATCAAGTCCTCTCCTCCTCCGCCTCCCAACACGCCACCCGCCGCTCCAAAAACGGCCGCCTTTCGCGCCCCCGCGCGACCGCCCAGCCCTCCGGCCCTTCCCTCAAAATCGACCGCGTCTTCAGTGACGCCAAGGTCAAACCCTTCGACCAAATCGAATGGGACCGCCGCACCGCCGAAATCACCGATGACGGCGGCAAAGTCATTTTCAAGCAGGAAAACGTCGAAGTCCCCAAATCCTGGTCCGCCCTCGCCACCAAGGTCGTCGTCTCCAAGTATTTCTACGGCGAGCAGCACACCAGCGAACGCGAAACCTCCGTGCGCCAGCTCATCCATCGCGTGTGCCGCACGATTGCCGATTGGGGCATTCGCGACGGTTATTTCGACGCCGAAAAAGGCGAAGTCTTTTACGACGAACTCGTCTGGCTCTGCGTCAATCAATACGGCGCCTTCAATTCCCCGGTCTGGTTCAACGTCGGCCTTTACCACCAATACGGCGTCGGCAAAACCTCCGCCAAAGGCACCTGGTTCTACGATCGCAAGGCCCAAAAAGCCGACCGCGCCGCCACCCAATACGAATATCCCCAAGGCAGCGCCTGCTTCATCCAGAGCGTCGATGACAACATGGAAAGCATCATGCACTTGGCTTACAGCGAGGCGATGCTCTTCAAGTTCGGCTCCGGCACCGGCACCGATCTGACCCCCATCCGTTCCAGCCGCGAAAAACTTTCCGGCGGCGGACGCCCCAGCGGCCCCATGTCCTTCCTCAAGGTCTATGACCAGGTCGCCAACGTCGTCAAATCCGGCGGCAAAACCCGGCGCGCCGCCAAGATGAACACCCTCCGCGATTACCACGGCGACATCGAGGAATTCATCGACGCCAAGCAAAAGGAGGAAAAGAAAGCCTGGGCCCTCATCGAGCAGGGTTACGACGGCTCCTACAATGGCGACGCCTACGGCAGCGTCATGTACCAGAACGAGAACCTCTCCGTCCGCGTCAGCGACGAATTCATGCAGGCTGCCCTCGATGGCAAGGAATGGTGGACCCGCCGCACCACCGACGGCAAACCGCTCCAGAAAAAAGACGCCGCCGCCCTGCTCCACAAAATCGCCGACGGCACCTGGATTTGCGGCGATCCCGGCCTCCAATACGACGGCTCCATCCAGAAATGGCACACCTGCAAAGGCACCGAGCCCATTCATTCCACCAATCCCTGCTCGGAATACGTGTTCCTCAACAACACCGCCTGCAACCTCGCCTCCCTCAACTTAATGAAGTTCAAGCGCGAGGATGGCAAGTTCGACATCGAACGCTACAAGGCCGCCATTCGCATTTACATCACCGCCCAGGAAATTCTCGTTGACAATGCTTCCTATCCCACCAAGGACATCGCCGAGAATTCCCACATCTTCCGCACCTTGGGCCTCGGCTTCGCCAACCTCGGCTCGCTCATCATGAGCTACGGCTTGCCCTACGATTCCGACGAAGGCCGCGCCCTCGCCGGCGCCGTCACCTCCCTCATGACCGGCCAGGCCTACGACCAATCCGCCGCCATTGCCGAAGTCACCGGCCCCTTCAAGGGCTACCGGGACGCCCGTTGCGCGCATGTCGCCAAACCCGTCGCCAAGGACAACGTCGAGTCCATGCTCGGCGTCGTGAAGCTCCATCGCAACGCCGTCGAAGACATTCATCCCAGCGCCGATTTCGCCTATCTCAAGGACGAAGCCCGCCGCACTTGGACCCGCGCCTTGGAGCACGGCCAGAAATCCGGCTATCGCAATGCCCAGGTCACCGTCCTCGCCCCCACCGGCACGATCGCCTTCCTCATGGATTGCGACACCACCGGCGTCGAGCCCGACATCGCCCTCGTCAAATACAAACTCCTCGCCGGCGGCGGCATGCTCAAGATCGTCAATCGCGGCGTCGGCGACGCCCTCACCCGCCTCGGTTACAACGACCAGGCGCGCGCCGCCATCGTCGCGCACATCGAGAAATACGACACCATTGAAGACGTCGAGGAAAACGGCCAGACCTTCCCCAGCGGCCTCAAGCCCGAGCATCTGCCCGTCTTCGATTGCGCCTTCCGCGCCCATCGCGGCAAGCGCAGCATCAGCTACATGGCCCATCTCAAGATGATGGGAGCCGCCCAGCCTTTCATCAGCGGCGCCATTTCCAAGACCGTCAATCTGCCCAACGAATGCTCCGTCGAGGACATCAAGGACGCCTACGTGCAAGCCTGGAAAATGGGCCTCAAATGCGTCGCCATCTATCGCGACGGCTCCAAGCGTTCCCAGCCCCTCAACACCCGCAAAAGCGCGGAAGCCGAGGAAATCGTCGTCGTCAACCGCGTCAAGGAACTCGAAGCCGAGCTCGAAAAACTCCGCGAGCAAACCGGGCAACCCCTCCGCAAACGCCTCCCCGAAACCCGCAGCGCCATCACCCACAAATTCGACATCGCCGGCCACGAAGGCTACCTCAACGTCGGCCTCTTCGAAGACGGGCGCCCCGGCGAACTTTTCATCACCATGGCCAAGGAAGGCTCCACCATTGGCGGCCTCATGGACTGCATCGGCACCCTCACCAGCATGTCCTTGCAATACGGCGTGCCGTTGGAAGCCCTCGTCCGCAAGTTCGCGCACCAGCGTTTCGAGCCCTCCGGCTTCACCAAGAACCCGGAGATCCGCAACGCCTCCTCCATCATAGATTACGTCTTCCGCTGGCTCGCCCTGCAATTCATCGCCGGCTACCGGGAAAACGCCATCGCCGCCCGTTCCCAGGGAGAACTCGCCATGCCCGGCCTCATCGAAGAGGTCAAAAAAAAAATTAACCGTCCCGTCTCCGACCTTCCCCTCGCCGACGACACCGAAATCCTGATCAGCCCCAAGCGCCCCGAAGGCAACGGCCACGGCCAAGCCGCCAAACCCGGCGCCGCCCTGCTCGCCACCTTCCGCGGCCAGCTCGACGCCCCCACCTGCCCCAACTGCGGCCACATCGCCGTCCGCAACGGCGCCTGCTACAAGTGCCTGAACTGTGGGGAAAGTTTGGGATGTTCGTAGTCATATTAGGAAACACCAACTATGTCGCTGGCTGATGCGATTGAAAAACTGAGATCCAACGGCGATCTTATCGAGCATCATTGCGCTGATCAGATCGGCGAAAGACTTCCCGGGTATGTGCTCCTTTGGGCGGAGTATATCGGTAACGACGGCCACGCAAATGCTTTGCCAATGTCGGGCGCGAGCGATGAGGAATCGAAGTCACGAGGCGAGTATTGGCAAAAACTCTATACTATTCTCGAAAGCTTAGTGCTGAGTTGGAATATTGAGCAATCATTGATCAATCTGGAGCAAATAGATAGCTTCGACACTTATACGAGGAACTTAAATCAGTGGATGGCATTTCACGCACATTTAGGTAGGATCTACGACATGGTGAAGAAAATAAGCGAGCGCGGTGAGATCAAGAGCTCAGAATTGCTGCGCCCCTTCGCCCAATTTTGGGAGGAAAGACACATCGCACTGCATGGTCCGAAGATTCCATTGAAATGGGTCTGCTCAATTCTTTGCGTTCCGCCCCTCGGTAAAGGCGAAAGACAATGGAACGACAAAAAACAGTGGGCCGACCTTCGAGGAGACGAATACGAATTTCTCGCTAAAACGGTATCCGATACATTGCGGGAGCTTGAGGTTAGGCTGGATCGCTGCATTTCTGAATTACGAAAAGTTCTTCCGAGGTCCTTAGGGTGGGAACCGATCGTTTGGCCGCAGCCTCTCGCACAAATTGGAAAACCTACCGATCGAGCGAATTCAGAAACGATCCCTCCGCTGTCACTTTCAGGAGTTGCGCCGCCACCATCAGGTAGCGCAGGGCATGGTATCATCCTGAACAACGGGATCTGACGCGCTTACCAAAGCGAAAATATCGAAAAAATCGCTCTCGCGCCTGGAAAAACCAGAAAACGAGTCAATTACCACGCTCGTGCGTTAGCCCGCACCTAACCAGGTACGACATAAATTCTCGACTAAGCTCTGTGGCGTTGAAAATGCCTTTTTCACCCTTCGCCAAGAGGCCTGAGGTTACCATGTAAGAAAGGTACTGCTCAAAAGTGTAGTTGACAAACGTCGTCGGAAATTTTCTGACAGCATCATCGTAAAAGTTGCGTGCTTGGTCCTCGGTTATCGGGGACGAGTTTGCTCGGATTAAAATTGCGAGCTGTGATCCAAATATTTGACCGCCAATCCTTTCGAACTTCTCCGAAAGTTGACTTGACGCCAAATGACGAATTAAAATCTTGACCTGTTCCTCGGCCTTCGAAGGCCCTTCGTTCTGAATATGCTTTTTTATAGACTCCTCGACATCGCGAAGAACCTTGCTATTCAACAAGTCCATCAATTGGTCCGTCTTAGTCGAGGAATTGTCAAAACCTTGAGACGTTTGTTCTGGAGTTGCTGCCAGCGAATGACCAAGAACTCTTACTCGGTTAATCCGATGCAAGAGGCTATCCAAAGCCGACCGAAACAAAAAAAGTGCTGCTAGACCTAGGAGAAGCACCACAGATGGCCAGTTTAGGGTCATACCCCATGGTGTTCTCTCCGTTTGGCCCTGTCAACGACTTCGTCCAAGTGACAAGCAGCTAGATCAATTGGCAATAGCGAAGCAGCTTAAAGTCTAAACTTGAACAGGTACGAACCCGAATAATCGAGGAGTGACAAATGCCGGACTTTGCGAAATCCTTGCTACATGAAGGATTTGGGCACAATAACAATCTCGAACGTGGGACGATGCGCTATGCCGAAATGGTGGCTGCGTATGTCCGGGCTGACAAGAGGCGGAACGGTCGAAGTGCGCCCGCTGAACGATGGCAAAAACAGCATCGTATTGACGCCAAATGCCGCCAGACGCCGAGGCGCGGTGGGTTTGCGGAAACTCTTCGCGCAATGTCCCGTTGCTATGCCGGCGCCGAAGCGGTATGCCATGCTCGTCAAGTGAACATCCTCGTCGATATTAATTCGCAGCTTTCCATTACAATTAACCGCGACGAGGACGGTGTTTGGGTTGCTGAATGTCCGGCGCTTCCCGGTTGCGTCAGTCAAGGGGTGACAAAAACGGAAGCCGTCAAGAATATCCGAGAAGCCATTGCCCTGTGTTTGGAAGTGCGGGCGCAATGTGGTTTCCCGCTTCCCACCATGAAGTAAATTCAATTCCTTGGGGCGTCCTCAAGGCGCGATAGAAGCGGGAAAAGTTTGAGAATGCGCACCGCTGCCCTACCATCCCTCACGCGCATGCGCCGCATATTGCGAATACTATTTTGTTTGATACTATTGAGCCTGGGTGGGTTACGCCCGGCGGGGGCCGTGGATGTGGCGGTGAGCGTTCATGCGGCTCCAGAGCTGAATGGCTTGTTTCGTACGACGAATGGTTGGATTGGCGGGGATGCGGCTTATTCGCTGACGCTGCGACCGGACACAACCCTCTGGCTTTTTGGCGATTCGATTATTGGGGAGGTGCGCGCGGGGCAGCGGGTCAATGCCACGATGATTCACAACGCGGTCGCGCTGCAAAGGCGTGGACAGGCGCCGGATTTTTTCCATGGCACGAACGCCGCGGGCAAGGCCGAGGCGCTGTTCCAGCCGGCTGATGGCGCCGGTTATCTCTGGCCGCTGGCCGGTGTGCGAGAGCGGTGGGCCTTGCAGTTGTTCATGTCGCGCGTCCACGCCACCAAGCCGGATTCAGTGTGGGGCTTCGATGTCTCCGGCATCAGCCTTGTCACTGTCACCAATCCTGATGATCCTCCGCCACAATGGAAAACCAGGGCGGTTGATCTGCCGTTCAGCGATGGCGCCTCCACGGTGCAGCGTCAATTCGGCTGGGCCGCGCTCAATTACGGCGATTTCACGTATATCTACGGCTCGGTCAATCGCGCCGGCAAGCGTGTGGCCACCGTGATCGCCCGCGCGCCCCTGGGCAAGCTCGGCCAGCTTTCCACCTGGCGGTTTCTCGCAGTGGACGAGTGGCAGCCCGATTTTCGCCGCGGCACACCCATTTGCGAGGAAGCTCCGCCCGAAGGCTCCGTTTCCTGGCAGCCGGCCTTGAAAAAATTCGTCATGATTTACATGAACGATCTGTCGCCTCGCATCAATCTGCGCACGGCCGCCACGCCGAGCGGCCCCTGGAGCGCGCCGCAAACCATTTATCAGTGCGCGGAGACGACCTCATCCGTTTTCTGTTACGCCGGCAAAGCGCATCCCGAACTCAGCGGCCCGCGCGAACTCGTTCTCACCTACGCTGACAATTCCACCAATTTCAGCGACCTCTTTAAAACCGACGCCCTTTACTGGCCCAAATTTGTGACCTGCATCTTCCCTTGATGTATCCCTATTATATCCCTTTACAGGGATAACAAAAAGCGTTATCCTGTTCCCTTCGGGCCCGGCCCCGCTGCCGCAGCGGAACCCGGCGAAAAGTTTGAAAAGGGTCGCGCTGGGGCGTGAAAAGGGTGGAAATCCGGGACGCTGAACGAGTTTGGAAAAGGGTCTGCATTGGTCGTGCAGACCGGTTGCAAGGTGCGCGCGCTCATCGGTTCACAGCCACCCGGCCATACATGCGCCAGAAATAAAACTGACCGGTTCCCGCCGTGGCGTCAGCGCTGCGGTTATTGATGAAGAAATCGACAGGAGTCGGATTGGCGGGCTTGTAACCTAGTGTAGCGACCAGCGTTCCGTTGAGATAGTACGAAACATTCGTGCCAATCTTTGACAGAACCATCGTGACGAGATTGCTTCCAGAAGGGGTGAGGGCGGACGCGACAGCCTGGGTATTAACACCGTCGTTAGCATAGCAGACCCACTTAGAATCGGCGGAGGATGTGCCGGTAAAAAAACGAAATCCAAAAGTTGAGGACGGCGCCACAGCTGTTGCGCTGCTGGGCACGCCGGGCCCAACGCCGAACCAAACGTTGTTGCTCGACGTAACCAACGGCGCCCATGTGGCCGACCAAATTTGAGTGTTGGTGTCTTGAGCGTTGAGGGCGGTTGTTCCGGCGAATACGCCGCACGGGTTATTGAGATTGTTGGATTGCAGTATGCCGCGAGGCAGCCCGTTGGTGGCAGGGAGAGCCAAGGTTGTGCCGCTTGAGCCCATATTCTCACCATAGCCGCCCAACGCCGTGGCGGCGCCGGGCATCACGCTGAACACCATCCATCCGGTGTTGAAGGTGTAGGGATCGTAGCCCTGCATGTAATCGCCGACGCCCACGCCGCTCTGAGAATTTGTTGGCAACAGTGTGCCGCCAGTCACCGGACCTGGCGTGGTGATGTCCGTATTGGCGACAAGATGGCCAGTTCCCCCAATAACGGTGGCGCCAGTCGGCTCTGCAATCGTGATATTTCCACCACCCACTGTGATGCTGGCGTTGTCGCCCCAGAACCAATAACCGTTGGTGGTCCTCTGGTAATTGGCGGTGTTGGTGCCGCCTTGGAAGGAGCTGCCCCATTCGTCCTGGGTGAAAAGCGGGGCTCCGTTCGAGGCGATCTGCGACACCAACGGGCCGACGTAGCTGGCCGGCAGGTCAATGCGCATCGCGTTCGTGTTCGCTGCGGCAACGGTCTCGACTTGGGCGCCTGACGTTGCCCCGGTCTTGATGAAATAGCCCTGAGCAGAGCCATTGGTGCCCAAAAGCACGGCATTGGAAAGGGTCTGACCGTTGCCGTTGATGGGGCCAGTCCACGGGCTTTGGCTGCCTCCGCCCAGGTAGGGCGCGATGGCGGCATAAAGCGCGTTAGAATTGGGGGATCCGTAAGCGAACAGGACATTGAGGTTGGTCAGATCGCCTCCATTGTCGGTGGCCAGCTTTGTAAGTTCGGCAGAGAACGCCTGCACCGTCGCGCCGATCTTGGAATTGAGAACCCAATCCGAGTTATTGGCGGAATCCAAGAGGATGTGGGAAACCCAGGTGAGCGCCCCGAAGGAGGGGGGCGCAGCCCGCACTTGGACTTGACCAACCAGGCGATTGAGCAAAATCGCTTCCGCGTAATAATTCGTATCGTGAAAAAACCATCCAGGGCTGTTGGCAAAGTCGGCATTGTCAATCATTGAAAAAGAGGTGCCATCCTTGCCGAGTTCCCCAAATGTGGAGATGCCGGCCATCTTGATCAGCACCTTGGAAATGTCGCCCAACGGGGACGTGCCTGTGATGACGGTATTGCCGTTGATGGTGGTATTGCCGTTGATGGTCGTCGCCGAATTGGTGTCAACTGAGACCGCGCTTTGATCGGTCAGGGTTTGATAGACGATGTAGTTCGATCCCGTGATGGTGTTTTGGTAAGCCATCCGAATCTGCCCCGAGGCCGTGATGTCCAACCCTTCGTCCACGCCCGTCAGCACAACGCTGGAGGGATCAGGAACAAAGGCGGCCCGCCCAGTGGTCTCCAGTTTGATGAGCTGCCACGGCGCCATATTGGCCGACACGTAGAAGCGATTTAGCGCCGCACTCCAGGCGATGCCTTGCGCCAGATCGATCGGCATTGAGACGGGGAATATGCCGCGGTATGCAAAGGTGGCCAGATCGTAAATGCGAATAGGTGAGCTGCCAGGGTTGGCGCTCGAATTGGTGAACGAGGTAACATAGATGGCTGATTGCGCGGGCACGATCGCGAGTCCGGAAATTTCCATGCCGGCATCCACGGCGGGGTGAGACGCGGAGAACGAAAGGTCGGACGAATTGAAGAGGCAAATCTGCTGCCCGGAAAAATTATTGGTGGCGACGAACATTTCGCCGGCGACGTAGATTTTGCCGCTGTAATATTTCAACCCCCCGTAGTGATCGATGCCGCTGATCGTGGTGCCTTGCGCGGTCGTATTGGAAGCCAGGAGAGTGAAGCCTGTTTTGTTCGACCACGCGGCGTCATTTGCGATCTTGAAGATTGCGGTCGTGTACGAAAGGTAATGGTTGGTCCCGTCCGTCGTGTAGCCCTGCACGTGGCCATAGGCGCCGAGGGGCGTCGTTAGCACGCTGGCCGTCGTGAAATTGCTCACGATGGTTGGCGCATCCAGCCAGACCTGGAATTTCATCCCGGACGCGGGGGCCGGGGATCCAACCGAAACTGAATCCGCGAAGGGCGCGCCGAATTGTGGAGCAGCCTGCTGATTAGTGATGACGGTGGTGGGGAGCGTTGCTTGCGGAAGTGTTCCAACCAGCGCGCCGGCGGCAAGCGTGTTGGTGGAAGCGATGATTTTAGCGGCGAGTGCGTTCGATGTCGTGACGTCAGAGTTGGTAGCCGCAGCCCCCAAGATGGCGAGTTGCGAGCCAGGGCCGTTGGTGGGCACGATCTGGTTCGACGCGTTGGTCGCGGTGTTGAGCGGATCAAAGAAGACGGCGCCAGGTCCACCCGACAATCCCGTGATGCCTGAGCCTTCCCCCACCAGGTGCGCCGCCGTGACGGTGCCAGATGCCTTCACATCGGTCACGTTGGTTACGTTGTTGCCGCCGCCATTGAGATCGCTTTGCAGCTTGCCACGGAGGATCGGTGTTTCGTTGGTGTTGGCGTGCGCGGAGCAAACGAACAGGACAGACAAGAAGAACGATTTAAAAGTACGCATAATTCAAAAAGTAATTGGGTGAATCAGTGTGAGCGTTGAGCGTGAAGGTGAAACCATCCGTGGTCAGACTGCCGGCTTCCAGCGTGCAGAAGAGCTGCAGGCCGCCGGCAGGCTGGACGATGGTTCCCAAAGCAATAGTCGGAGCGGCCGCCAAGGCCAAGCCGGTGACCGTGACGCGATCGACGCCGTTGGGAATGGCAAGCTGGCCAAAAGGAGTAGCCGCGCCGATGCCGGGCGCGATCTGGATCCACGTCCCAGGCGTGCCAGCCACGGAGCACATAAAAACCGCCAGGTTCGCATCCACCCAGAACTGTCCCTTGGTGAAAGCGCCAGCAGTCGGCGGCCCGCTCGCCGCGGTGGCGACGCCGGCGACAAGCGAAGGCGTGCGCTGGTAGGCAAGCGACGCGGAGAGGCGCTGGAAATTTGTTTCCGCGATCGCGCGCGTGTCGGCCGCATTGAGAAGAGTCAGGAGAGGGTTCATTCGTGAGTGACGAGAAGTTGAGCCGGATCGCTGAGCAGCTCGAACCACGGCCCGGTGGTGCGAAATTGCGCCTGGAGAACAAAGTCGATCGCGCCGCCGAGCAGTCCAGTTAAAGCCGCGTAGGTGTAGGTGACAGTCAAGCCCGACACGCTGGCCACGCCGAGGACATTGGCATCGGTGTCGAGAAAGGTCAGCAGCGTGTCAACTGCAAGCAATCCGGGCTGCTCCCAATCGCCGCCCAGTTCGGTTTGATCCCAGGTGAAAACCACATCGGCGCTGGCGTGGTAGGAAGGGTTCTGGGAAACCGCGTTGGCCATCAGGTTGATCGGGGCGGGGAGCGCCAGCGCGCGGCCCGCCAGCGCCAGGTTGACCGGAGCCACGTCACCCGGATCGCCCGACCGCTGCAAGGAAATAGGCACAGCCTTCAGCTCCGCCACATTATTCGGCGCGAACTGGGGGTGCTGCACAAGCGCGAGGTTTGATTTATTGACAATGAAGACGTCCGCGCCCGCGGCGTGGTCTTGCACCTCGGAGGCGTAGCGTCCGCGAATCGTCAGCAATTGATACAGGTTGTTTCCCAGCAGCGTCCACGCAAACACCGCGAAGATTTCGTCATCGATGAAAACCAGCAGCGGGTTGTCCCCCATCGCATCGGACGGCGTCTGTTCATCGAGAGAAAAATCCACGCCATCCAATTGCACCACGAGACCGACGCCGGGATCGATGACCTGGACGGCCGCGGCGAAATCCACCTGCAGCAGGCCATGCAGCGCGAACGCGCGCGGGGTGGCGATCATTTCAAACGAATCACTCATGGCCAGCTCCCTTCGTAATTGCGCCCTAGATAAACCGCGCAGCCGGTGAGCGAGTTGTCATTGCGCGCCGCCAGGATCGCGATGGCGGGCCGTCCGCCAGGGCACAAGGCCAACGGCAGCTCCACGAAGCGGACGAAAGCCAGGGGCGGCAAGGGCGGCGGTGGCGGAGGCGGAGCCGGCGGATCTTCCTCTGTCCCTCCGTCCGCGCTGGGAGCCGGATAGATGTAGCTCAAGTCCGCGGCGAACGTGATTTGAAATTCCGGGATGGATGGATCGTCCACCGAGCGCTCCGTCACGCGGAAGAGGAGATGCGCCAGGTTGCGCTCCGGATAATCGAGAGTGAACAAGGCCCCCACCGGCAGGCTGAAGAAAATGTCATCCTCTCCCGCGAGCCGCCGCAGCTTGAGCGAGCCAGTGATCGGCGGCACGGAGTTGCGCACGCCGGCGGCGCGGACCAGCACGCGGGCCAGGTTGCGGTCCGTCACCCAGGGCCGGTCGATCGTCGTGGGCTGCTGCATTTGATCGTTGATCAAACGGTTGCCGGGCGAGCGATACACCACGTAGTCGTCTGTCAAGTCATAGATCGCGTTGCGAAACGTCAGCCTGGTCTCGCCCGCCACCTGCGACCAATCCTCCGGATCAAGCTGGGGCCGCTCCGCAAAATGCGCCTCGCCCACCGACAGCGCGCTGCTGAAACTGTCCAACGGCCGGCGCAGTCCGATGGAGAACAAGCCCGAGTCTGTCAAGAAGGGATAGCCGTCGCAATAGTCGCACAGATTCACCAGCATGTCCTTGGCGGGCTGCTCCCGATCCACCATGGCGGAGATCAGCAACCCTTCGTCCTGCAGGCGAATGGCGGTCTGGGACAACCCGTCGGTGTCAAGCAAAGCATCGGCGATGCCCAGGCCGGAGCGCGGGTTCTGCAGCCAGTCTGCCGCGATCATCACGGGGTTCGCCTCGAACTGGCTGGCGGAGGGATTGGCTTCCGCGTTCCACCAAGCCGGCTTTGGATAGCGCGCGATCACGACCTCCACATTGGGCAGGCTGGTCTGGTTGAAACCGAGAGAAAGGCTCTCGAAGACGATGTAGCAAAAGCCGCGATACGCGCTGTGCAGGATGGGGACGGTGGTGTCGTTGGCTTCCACCGTGTTGTCGTTGAGCAGGTGCGTGGTGTTGCCGGCCAGCAACGGATCGATCGGTTGCGTCTCTGTGCCCCAGTAGAGCCGGACGGTGCCTAGGAGTGAACCGTTGAAGGTGGGCTGAAACGTCTGCGAATCGACGCCCGACCGGGCATAGAGCGGCGTGCGGCCGGTCGGGTTGCCCCAGACCAGGTTGCCGTTGAAATACATGGCCCAGAACGCATCCGCCGGGCCCACGCACACCAGCGCCGCGATATGGCAGAACCAATTCTTGCCCGCCGATCCGCCGCCTTTGCCATTGGAGGTCGCGTCCTGGGAGTACTCGCCGAACGGATCTGAGATCCAGGTCACGCCCACCTTTTGCCGCCCAATAATGTTCGGGACCGGCCGGGCCTGCTGATTGGTCGCGCCGCGCCAGGCGGGCACGCCCAGCGTCGTCGGATCTGGAGCTGGCTTGTTGTCAAACATGGGAAAGCGGCCGGAAAATATGCGTCAGAAAACGGCAGTGATCTTTCGCGGGCGAAAAGTGGACCCCAAGACGCTTGCGGCAATGCACCAGCGTGCCCTCACCCAAATAGATAGCCACATGATGCTCCACGTGGTCCCACTTCAACGCGAGGAGATCCCCGGCGTGCAGCGGCTGATCCGAAGGCGCCGAGGCAAACGACGGATGGCTCAACAGCCAGGCGAGCACTTGGGACACGCGCAGGTGACGGCCCGCATCAAGCGTGTAACGCGGCAGCTCGTACTTTGACCAAAAGCCGGACTCCTTATAAATCTCCGCGCAGAGATGGACACAATCGACGCCCGCTCCGGGCAACGCCGCGTGGGCGACAAACGGAGTGTTTTCCCAATGGCGCGCAGCCTGCCACAACGCGACGACCTTTTCCTCGGTGTCAAAGTATGGGTTCATTTTCCTTTGCCTCCTTGCGCCTGGTTGGCGGCGAACGTGGCGAGTGACGGATTGACGACCGGCACGCCGGGGAAGCCGCCGAAGTTTACGTAATTGTTAAACTTGCGCAGGCAGGTCGAAGCCTGGCCATCGCAGCCGGCCACGAGCGTCAATGCCTGGCCCACCACCGCGCGCACCAGCTCCACGTTGAGCGTGAGCGTCAGCCGGCCTGAATCCGCATCGTATTCCGAGCCCGTGATGACGCGCAGCTCGTAGCCCACGCCGAGGCCGGTTTCGAGCCAGCCTTCCTGAAACCAATCATCCTGGATCCACTGGTTGAATTGCGGGACGTCCGGATAATCGAGCGTGACCGCGACCGTGGGCGGCAGCGCGGAAGAATCAATGCTGGCGATGGTGGCCGTGGTCTCGAACTTGGCGCGCAACGCCTTGCAGGTCGTCGGCTCGTACACGTGATACGGGCAATCCGGCCCGATCATCGGCCCCGGAATTTTGTTCTGCAGGAGGTAGGCAAAGGATTCGCATTGCGCCGTCACACGCTCGCCCTGGTCAGAGACGCGCAGGATGCGGCCGGCGAACGCCACCGTCTGCGTGTCCGGATCCGTGTAGTCAATTTCCGAGACAGTGATCAGGACGGGGCGCGCGAACGGCACCGGCAAGAACATCGAGAACGGATGGCCGGCGTCGTAGCGCGCATCGATCTCCAACGTCTCGCCGTCCAGCGCCATGCCGCGCCGCAGGCTTTTGTGCATCATGGGAAACGGCGCGTACTGCGCGTTTTGCGAGATCACGGCCGCGGCGAAGTTTGTGAAGCGCCAGACCTGGTTGACCGGGGAAGACGCCGAGATGCTGTAAAGAAATATTTTGCGCTGCCCGGTTTCCGCCAGAGTGTATTCCAGCGGCAGCTCGATCACCTTGAACGCGCGGGTCTGGCTGCCCTCGGCCAGGAACTGCCCCTTCTCCACGTCGTCCGCCAGGCGCACGTAGTTGAGCCGATAAATAAAAACCGCGGACGATAGCCACGCCACGGCAGTGTCAATCACAACCTGCTCAGAGCCGTCGCCATTGTTCGTCACGGAGGTGATGCGGGCCGCGATCGGCGTCTGCCCGGCCACCGAAAAATAAAGGTATTGATCCGGCTGGCTGGCGAACGTGTCGCTCAAACCTTGCTCGGTGATGCTGAAGGAGGTGGAACTGGTGGCGGCGATGAAGGCCATAGCCTCAACCGGGACCGGCAGCCAGAAGCCGTTCAGCCGCCCCACCAGCGCGGCAGTGAAGGCATCCAGGGCGGCGATGTCCGCCGCGCTCCGCTGCCAGACCGAAAAGCTGTAGCCTTGGGCGGTGTATTGCTGGAGCGCGGCGAAATACTCCGCGCTAAAGCCGATCGACTGCTCGCGCAGATCGTAGGAAAAGCTTTTATTAACCGGATCAGCCCAGTTGATCGGGAACTGGAAGATGGGGCGGCCCAGGTAGTTCATCAGTAGCAGATCATGGAAAATTTCATGGCGGGGGCGTCGCCGATGCTGGCGTTGCCGTAGGCCGGCATTGTCGCGACCACATGCGCCGTGGTTTGACTCAGCGACATGACGCGAACGGCCGTGGCGTTGACCGGCACATCCAGGCCTTGGAACATCCCGACACAAAGGTAATTGGCGTTGCCGTACGGGGTGGCGAACACAATGGTCGAGCCCGTGGAGGGATTTCCCACGATGGAGGTGACGTTAATTTGGCTGTTGATGGTCCAGACCGTGCCGTTCCAGGAGGCTTGCAGGAGCGCGCTAGGCGTGACTGATTGCGCCTGAGCTGAGGCGGCGTTGAACAAGGCGAAGATAGTGTCAATCAGATCGCCGAATTGATCCTGCGTCGGCGTGGCGCCGGTTTGGAAATAGCCTTTGAGGACGGTGGAAGTTTGTTGCATATCAAGTGACGATAAAAGTTGAGCCCACCACCGTGGCGCCAAGGCCGGAGCCGATGGTGACCGGGCCATTGACGACCGCGTCCTCGGGCGATTGCAGCTCGCGTAAAGTGACCTGCACCGCGCCGCGCTGGGCGGTGACAGCGCTCATGTCCTGCGCGGAAAATTCCCCAAACACCATCGGCCATGCGCGGCCGCCGGCGGGATAGGCGCGCGAGGGATTGGCGGACAGCGTAAGGTTGGTCACCCCGCCGTCCGTGTCCACGTCCACGCCGGCAATCAAGCCCACGTCGAAATAGAGATGGGCCGGGTAGGCGTCGGCGTCGAAGAGGAAAATGTAATCCCCGATCGACCAGGTCCAGACGACGTCATCCAGGCTGAGGTGCGGGCTGTCCGAGCGGACGGGTCCTTCCAGCACGGCGCCGCGGCCCCAATACGGCGCGCAGGCCAGGCCGCCCTGTGCTGCGGCGCGGAGCCGGTCATCGAGCCGGTTCTGTTCCGTCACGCTCCACGGCGTCAACAAAAAGGAAATTTGGCGGCGTGGCGTGGCGCGCACGGCCACGCGGGATTCATGCCCCAGCACGGAATCAGCCGTGTTGGTTTCCCATGTTCGCTGCCAATCCACCAGGGTGGACCAGTTGGCCGGGTGCGGCAGCAAAATGTGATTGTTGATTGTGATCATGTGCCGATCCCGATGTCGCCCCGCTTGCGCTTGACGATGTTGACGATGTGGGTCTCGCCCTCAGAGCTGGCCAAATAATCCTTGGCGTCGCGCGCGGAATGCAGAAAGCCGACGTTGACCTTGTGCCCCTGGACGTGGACGGGGCCGGAGCCGCCGCCGCCACGCACGCCGGCCATGATCTGGCGCTGGCTGATGGAGCGGTCGCGCAAGCCTTGCAGGATGTTCGGCCCCAGCTCGCGCGCCGCCAGCGCGGGCAGCACATACTCGCCGCGGCTCAACCGGGCGAGAATGGAGTCGCTGGTTTCAGTGCCGCCACCATCCACCGCGCCGCCCTGGGCGAGCCCGCTGATGGCTTCCGTGCCGATGATCGCGGCGCCGACCAAGCCAGGCGCGGCGTCGGCCGCTTCGCCATCGGTGGCGATAGTGGCCAGCGCGGCGGGCGCGGCCCAAATCAACGAAGCGGCGCTGGCGATCGGAATCAGCGTGGCGACCGAGGCCGCCTGCAACGCCTTCCCGACCGTGGCCATGAGGACCTGTTGGGCGATCCAGGTGACGGCCATCTTGATGATCGATTGGATGATCGTTTCCAGGATGGACATGCCGATATTCGTCAAGGCCTGGCGCCAGCTCTCCGTTTGCAGGATCACCTTGGTGAGGTTGGAGCTGACGGAATCAATGGCGGTGGAAATGGTTTTGCTGAAGGTCTGCCCGATCTGTTGTACCAGCGTGCCCCAGGAATTCATCAGCTCGGTGAGCGAGCGCTTGATCTGCGCAAAGGAATCTTTCTGGATTGCCACTTCGCTGATTTTCTTTTGCAGCTCAATTTGCTGCTGCGTCAGGGCGTTGATCTCCTTGGCCGCCGCCAGGCGTTGGTCTTCGTTGGTGGCCGCGGCCTTCGACTGTTCGGCGTTGTTGATCTGCTGCGTCAGCACGGCGCGCTGCTGCAGGTAGAGGTTCATGAGCTGCGCATTGCGCATCTCGATCGTCAGGTCAGGATTTTGATTGACCTGCTGCTCGCTGAATTTCAAACCGCCAAGCTGCTCGGCGCCTTTCTCCCTGGCTTGTTGCTCACGAATGGCGCGCGCCTTGGCCGCGAAGGTCTGATCAATCTCCAGGATTTTATCGGCGCGCTCCTGGGCGTTGGTGATTTCTTCTCGAGCCTTTTTTAACCACGCTTGATGCTCTGTTTCTAACAACGCGAGCCGCCCCTGCACAGCGGCCGCATACGCTTTGTCGATCTCTTCAATGAGGCGCTTGGCCTCCTCGGATTGCGGCGGTGGCTTGTCGTTGACGAGTTCCGGAGTGGCCGCCGACTTGGCGGGCTTGCGCGTGTTAAATAAGTTGAGAGCGGAATTCCAAAAGGACGCCCATTGTTTTTGCAGATCCCCCAGTGTGAGCTGGCCGACACTTTTGAGCGTCGCCCAGGAGCGGGATCCTAAGCCAGCCACCGCGCCAAAGGCTTTCGCGAGATTCTGTTCGATGTCGCCGCCAATTTTCTTGGCGTCCGACGAAAGTCCGCCGAGCGCGCCGGCGGCGTCTTTGACCGCGTCTTTAAAATGGAGCGTGTCAATATCAAGCTGGACCTTGGCGAGTTGGACCAGACGGCGCACAAAGTCTCCCACCGCGAGCCCGACGTCTTCTATCACACGCGCCAAGGCCTGGAGAACCTTGATGTAGGTGATGATCGCGTCCGAGCCGATTTGCGCCTGCGCTGCCAGGCTGTTGCCGATAGCCTCGCCCAGTGATTCAAACACCGCGCTGATAGCAAAGACGGCGGCGGCCAAGCCGTGGAAAATATCCGCCAGCGTCTGGGCGGCGCCGGAGACGGCCCCAGTCTCACGTTGCGCGGTTTGCAACCAGTCAACAAACTGCTGGAGTGACGGGAGGATGTCGTTGGCGAAAACTATGAAGACCGCTTTCAACGAGCTTTCCAGTGAGTTTAAAGAGCGCTCAAAATCCTCCGCAGACCGCGCATTGTCCGAGGAGATCAGCGTGCCGTTGGCGGCGGCGGCATCCTGGATGCGCTTCAATCCTGCCGCGCCTTCGTTCAGAATCGGGATCAGCTCCCGGCCGCCGCGCCCGAACAGTTCGCGGGCCGTGTTTGCTTTTTCCGCTCCGGCCGCCGTCTTTTGAAACCAATCAGCCGTGGAGGCCAGAATTTGGTTCATGGGCAAGAGCTGGCCGGAGTCGCCGGTGATGTGGACGCCCATATCACGGAACACCTCGGCGAGCTGCCCTCCCTGCTTTACCGCCGCAAACACCCGATCGCTAAATTGACTTATCAAAAGCGAGAACTCCTCAAACCCCAGTCCGGCGTCGCCCGTGGCATTTTGCAGGCCGGAAAGCTCTTCCACAGACAGCCCGGTTTTCGCCGAGAGCTTTTCCAAAGCAGCTTCCGTATTGATGGCTTGCTCGGTGAACTCTGTAATTTTCTCGATGCTGAAGGCGGCGGCAATGGACTGGCCAAGCCCGGCGAGAAAATCCCCAAAGCCTGTCAAGCGCTCCAAACCCTCCGTGAGGCCGGCGAACAGATTCTCCACGGCGGCGGCCGCGTCCGCCGTCTGGGCATTGACCGTTAAAGTGATCAGGTTGGGCATATCAACGCCCCTTTCCGGTCTCGTCCGCGTAGGTGTGGCGCAGCCGCTCCTCGGCGGCGTCGAGAAACGCGTCGAGCTGGGGCAGTGTCAACTGTTGGATTTCGCGCCATGAGCCGTAGCCTTGCCAGATCAGGAAATCGACGCTGACGATGAGGGCTTCGCCGGCGCCGTCTTCTTCCTCTGCAGGCGAGTGAGCGCGCCGGCGACTTCGTTTCCCAACCGCAGGACCTCGGGGGAAAGATTCAAGTCCAGGGCGGCCTCCAGAATCGTGAGGCCTTCCAGGAGCGAAAGGGATTTCAGCCACGCGGCATCCTGGCGGGTGGAATGCAGAATCAAAAACTCGGTGAGATCGGCGGACTCGGCGATCACCTTTTGAATGGCGTCGAAATCAAACGCCATGTGAACTTCAGTTGGGGTCGCGAGGCGTGCGACGCCCGTGCGCGCCAGCTCCGGATCGATGACCGGCAGCGGCTCCGCCGGGCTGGCCACGGCGCGAGAAAGTTTGAAGCGGCCGTGGTCATCAAACATGCGCGAGGCGACGACGCTGAGGCGCTTGATGAACTCGATGGCCTGGACGAACGGCATCTGGCGCACTTCGATGCGGCCCGCGCCGAGGGTGATTTCACGAACGGGATTAAGTATATTTGACATGAGCGTGGTGGATGTTGGATTTATTCGCGGGATTGCACGACGGGGGCGATTAATCCCGCCAGGTCGAGCGTGAAGCCTTCCCATTTCTGGCCGTCATCCTCCGGCCACTCCGTGGCCGCGAGTTCCGCGGAGGGCAGCAGGATGATTTCGCGCGGCGCAATATTTCCGTACGTCTTGAGCGCGGGAGCGGAGCCAAACCAAAGGAGCTGGTCCCCCGGCAGATGAAACTGCCCCAGGTCGCTCAAGGCCGTGATGACGCCGGTCGCCGGGTTGTAGGTGTAATCCACGCCAGCGGTGTAGAGCGGCGCGGCGTTGGAGGTGTCGCCGGAGGCGGCGCTTTTGAGCTGGAAATTGGCGATCTGATAAACGCCCAGGGCATAGCTCGTCCCGGCATGGATGATGAAGCCGGGCGCGCCGATCGGCTGGCCGGGATCGGCGCCGGTGTTGAGCGCGCCCTGGTTGATGAACAGCTCATCGTTTTGATCGAACAGATTGATTTGCGAGCTGCCGCGGACAAATGATTCGGAGAGCAGCGTGTATTTACTGGCCGTGTAGGCCAGGGCCTTGACGGTCGCATGCAATTGGTGGACGCCATCGCCCAACAGGTTCAGGGCGGTGATCGCGCCCGTGGCCGGATCCACCGTGTAATCGGTGTTCAAGGTGTAGGTCGTGGCGTTGCAGGAGACCACGATGAAGGAGCCCGCGCCGGCGTTTAGGTTGAGCAGCGGCCAGTTAGCGGTGATCACCGTGGGCAGCCAGACCTGGCCGGGGGCGAGGACGTCGCCCGCGGCCCCGCAGTTGGACTGCGCGGCGTTGGTGGTGGGCGTGGTGAAGCTGGACGCCGTGGCCAGCGTCAACAAGCGCAGGGCCTCGCCTGATTTTTCATCGAGCTTCACTTTCCAACGCCAATCAATCTTGGCCGGCTCCTCGTGGCTGACGACAATCTGGCCGCCGCGCCGCGTCAACTGCTGGCCGCGGTCCACCTTGCCGGCTTCCTTGAAAAGCTCGGCGTTGCCCAGATCGACCAGCGCGAAGCCGGTGCGGGCAAAGTAAAGGCGGCCGGTTAGTTTCTGCCGCGCAAGCGTGGAACCAATGTTCATAGGCCGGCGTTAGGGCAGTTCCGGAGCCTGCAGCGTCGGCGCGGCAGTGAAGAGCAGCTCGATCTGCACCTCGTTCCACTTCTGCCCGTCGTGCTCGCCCCAATCGGACACAATCAATTCCGCGGCGCCGGAGACGATGTCGCGCGGCAGCAGGCTGTTTTGATCGAACGTGTTGATCTGGGCCTGGCCGCGCCAGAACGTCTTCGTGAAGGCCGTGGCGGTGTGCAGCTTGACCTGCGGATTGGTGAGCGTGCCAGAGAGGCTGGTGCTGGCGGCGATCGTGCCCGTGGCCAGGATCGTCAACATGCCGCTGCCCAGATCGATGGTGTAATCCGAGCCGAGCGTGTAAGTGGTCATGGTGAACGCGGTCAGCCCGAGAGCGCCGACGTAATAGCAGAATCCAGGGCTGGCGCTGGAGATCGACCAGGAGGCGCCGGAGGCGGAGTTCTGCGTGACCGAGCTGACGGTGGAAGCCAGGCGGAGCAGCGAGAGCAAGGCGTCGCTATGCTCGTCCAGCTTCACCTGGTAGCGCCAATCGATCTTGGACGGCTCCTCGTGGGTGACTTGCAGGAAGCCTTTTTGCGCGGTCATCATTTGCGCGCGGTCCACCTTGGGGTTTTGCTTGATCAGCGTGACGTTGCCGAAGTCGTTTAAAGCGGCCGGGGTGGCGATGTCGGCAAAATAGAATTTGCCGGTGACCTTGCGGCGCGTGCGAAAATCTCCAATATTCATAAGTTATATGTGACAGTAAGGCGTGGTGGTTTAGCTGGCGGTGGACGGTGGCAACGGCGGCAACGGCGGCAACGGCGGCGCGGACGGGGCGGACGGGGCGGACGGGGCGGCTTTGGCCGCGGGTTTGGGCTTGGGCGGAACGACGGCCGCGGCGACAGCGGCGGGAGCCGCCGGCTCTTCGGCCACGCCGGCGGCGATCAAATCGTCCGCGTGCGAGACCAGCAGATTGAGGACGGGCGCCGCTTCCGGCTTCTTCTCGTCCACCTCGTGGCGCTGGCCGTCGATGAATTGGGTTTGGGTCAATCGGACTTTCTTGCGTTCAGTGGCAGGCATAATTTTTGATGGTTATCGGATCGTGAAGACGCGGTCGCCGGCGTCGGCTTGCCACGTCATGAGCCAGCCGAGGCGGCCAGCCAGGTCAGTCCGGTCCTTGTCCACTAATTTGAACGGCTGCCCTTCAAGCGGGTGAAGGACCAGCAGGGCCGGAAGGAAATCGAAATTGAGGGCGATCAAATTATTCTCGACATAATCTTTCATCGCCAGCACGCCCGGATGCGCGGGATCAGCGGGATCGCCGGTGGAGGCCTTCTGACGGTTGCCGACATCGCGATCGCACAGCAGCAGAGTGAATTGGCGGACGCAATGGATCTTCAACGAATTGCCCTCGCGCGTCTCCTGGTAGTGATCGTAGCTCGGGATGATCAGGCAGATGCGGTTCTTGAAAGACTTCAGTTCCTGGAAGGCGCGCACCAGGTCAGGCGAGGAATAGAATTGACAATCTTCCACCAGGTTGACGGCCGGATTGGGAGCGCTGGCCGGCGTCAAGACAGCCGCTTTCATCCAGGTCTGGACGGCCGTCATGATCGCGATGGTGGGAAGGAACGTGTTCATGAAATGGAATAGCTGATCTGGTAGCCGGCGCGGTCGATTATGCCGCTGAACGTGACGGTGAATCCGTCGTTCGACAGGCTGCCTGCCACAATCGTGCAGAAGATCTGCAGGGCCCCGGCCGGCTGCATCACGTTGGCCACCACGTTGACGGGTTGAAAATTCAAGCCGAGGCCGCGCACGGTAAACGCGTCGGTCGGATAGCCGGTGATCGGGAGAGTGCCTTGCCGGGCCATATCAGGAAGAGGGGTTGCAGACGTTTGCGCGAACGAGCCATCGCCGCCGATCGGCAGCCCGCCAAAGCGGATCCGGCGTCGTCCGCCAAAGGAGCCCGCCGGGGCGGCGAGCGCCGGATCAGCGGGAGCCTGGATCAGCAGGTCAGGGAATTTGTTGTCGCGAATCTCGCGCAATTCGCGCATGGCATCGTCCCAGGCGGTTTGGATTTGGGACGGCACAGGGCCGACTTCCTTGTAGGCCTCGAATTTTACGAGCGCGCGCACCAGGCGTTTCTGGCGCGCCGGCTCGATGTTGTACTTGAGCGTGTAGTCGCGCACCTTTTGCACCGAATCAGCCAGCAGGTCTTGCAGCAACACGGTGTCCACCGTGTTCTGCAACTGTCCTTCCAGGGACGTGACTTCGTCCTGGCTGAAAAAGTCTGTGGGCGCGTAGGGCATCAGGCGGCGGGGGTGACGAGCAGGCGGACGGCCTTGACGTGGGCGCGCTCGGTCGGCTCGGTGTCAAACGAAACTTGCTCGCCCTGGTTCAGCGTGACGCGGCCCGCGGCGCGGACATCCTTGGCGTGAACGAACACATCCTCCGCGCCATGGGCGGCCGCCACCGAGATGAAGCCATAGCCTTTTTGGCTGTTGTACCATTTTACTTTGCCAGTCATATTTTAGGAGCGCGGCAGCCGGCTGCGGCCGCCGCGCGTTTTGATTGCAGTTTCGGTTCAGGCCGCGGGCGGCTTGGCGTCGGCGGCGGGCGCGGCTTTCAATTGCTTCTCCAGCGCGTTGAGGCGCTTGGCCAGGTCCTTGTTCTCGCGCTCATATTCGTCGTTGAAGGCGCGCAGCTCCTTGGCTTCCTCTTTGCTTTTCGCCAGGGCGGCCTGGACTTTCTCCAGCGCGGCGGAGGCGTCGGCTTTTTCCGGAAGCTTCGGCGCCTGGCCGTTGACGGACTTGGCGTGCTCGCTGTCAATCAACAGCGCAGCGTGCGTGTCAGGCAGCTCCACGACCGCGCCGGCGCGATGGAACTCCCCGAGATGGGTGACGTTTTTTAGAATTTTCAGTTTCATAATCGTAGTGATGGGAACGTGAGCCGGCGCGCTAGGGCGAAGCTTCCAGCCAGTTGAGTGTGACGCTGCCGGGATTGTTGGTCCAATTGGCCAGCGTGATGTTCGTCGGCGTGATCGACGTGTAATTGTCCACCAACGCGGGCGGGAAGTTGGTGGGGAACACTATCAATGTGGCGCCTGCCTGCGTGGTGATCGTCGTCGTTTGCGACAGCGGCCAGGTCGCGGTCCCCTGCGAGTTGGTCAGGCCGTCGATGCTCACCGCGTAATTGATCGTGACGGTGGCATTGGTCATGGCGTTGGTCACCGTGATGCCGGCCATGAAGCCCTGCCCGCGTCCGCGCTGCACGTACTGCGGCTGGGTCAGGATGTTCGAGCTGCCGTTTACGCCAGAGACGGTGATCGGCAGGTTGGTTTGCATTTGCCAGGTGTTGCTGCCCGCAGTGGGCAACGTCACGGTGGCAGTGCCAGCCTGGGCGCACGGCTGCAGCAGGAGGCTAACCAACAGCAACGCCGCCACACCTAAACCCAGCGGACGGCGCAGGATGCGCTTTTTCCGGCAGAGCAAGGCGAGGAGGAAGGCCGTCATTAAGAGCTGGGCCGCGAGGTCCACGAAGGAGGCGAGTGTCTTCAGAGCGATCATAATTTTGTAGTTTTGGATTTAAGGCTCGGTGTCAATTACAGCACGTTGGCGAGATAGAACCCCGCGTCGCTGCCGACCATTTTTTCCGTGACGTAATGCTCGGCGCGGTGAATGTCCGATTTGTGCTTTTCGTCGCGGTAGCTGGAGATCTGGATCAGCTCCGCGCCCGCCGGCATGTCGTAGCCGCCTGCGGCATCCGTGCCGCCCGTCTGGGCCGCCTGCATTCCGGAGAAGGCCGTCCAATAGAACGTGCGCCCGAAATTGGGGCGGGTCAGATCGATCGCGGACTCGACGTGCGCGATGACCACATCGTTGCCCCAGATGTCCGCCGGGTTGAAGACCTGGCCTTCGTTGTTGGTGGCGTCGATGTTGTAGGCCACCTTGACCTGTTTGATGCCGAGGTAAGCGGCAAGCTTCTCCTCAGGCAGCACGCCCGCGCTGGTGAACTTGAAGAGATCCACCAGCTTGGGATGGTATTGCAGCTTCAGGAAAACCGGCTCGCTGATGATCATCAAGTTGGCGCGCAACCCAATTTTCTTGCGGATGTTTTCCTTGGCGGCGTCCACGTCCGACTTGGGATCGCTGGCCGCGTCGGACCACTTGATCGCCGGCGTGGCGTTGGGGACGACGTTGGCATCCGTGGCGGCGTCATGGACGCGCTTCTCGTGATTGAACAGAATCGTGTCCGTGATCTGGTGGATGGCCGCCAGGTCGGCATTGAAATACGCGCCGTATTTCTTGCGGTCTTCATCCGGCACGGGAGCTTCCACGCCGTAATCGGAGCAGGCAAAGCTGTCGTTGCTCAGCTCGCGCTTGATGCGCGGGTAGGCGCTGCCAGGGGCGCGGCGCTTGAGCTTGGGCACGTTCGCCAGGCTGGCGGCCGTGAAGACGTAATAGGAAGCGGATTGAATCGCGCTCGGGAACGGCGGGAAGAGGTCCCGCCCGACAAAGCCCTCCGCTTCGCGCATGAACTGCGCGGCGTAGCCGGACATGATGGGATTAAGTGTGGCGCTGGTATCCATAATTGTGTGTCAAATAAAGTTGGGTCTTGAGCGTGGGGTTTAGGGAACGACTTGAAAGGCGTCGTGGACTTCAATGAAGTCGTTGGCGGCGCTGACGCCGGTGGGATCCACCTTGACGCCGTGCGCCTTGTCCGCGCTGTTGGCCAGGACCATCGTCCCGCCGGCGGAGGCTTTCACATAAGCGGGCGGGGCCGCGATCGCGCCGCCGGCGACGCAGCGGACGGTGCCGCCTTTGCCGGCGAGCCGGACGGTCCAGGCGACATCGCCTTCCAATTTTTGGTAAAGCCAGCCGAGCAGCGGCGCGTTGCCGGTGTAAAGCTGGACGGTGCGGGCGCCGCCGACCTGCTCGACGGCGTAGCCTTCCTTGCCCAGCAGGTTGGCGGGCACGGCGGCGTCGAAGCTGGCGTAGGCGCCATCAACCACAGAGATTCGTGTCATAAATATTTTAAGAGTTGGGAATTGCGGAGTGAGCGTTTATTTGCCGCCGCGCATCTTCTGCACGTAAGCCTGGTAAAGGACGTTGCCGGCGGAGGTCTGGGCGAATTCCGCCTGGGCCTTCATCGGATCGGTGATCTTGCGCGCGTCGCCAAATTCCTTGGCCTTGACGAGGAACGGGTCTTCGCCGGCCTTGGCCTGCACCGCGCTGCCGCCCGCGCCGTTGGGCACGACCGTGGCCAAGGCGGGATTGACTTGCATCCGCTCGATCATGGCTTTGCACGCGACCGGGTTGGTCAAATACAAATCCTCGCAATGCTTGATCAGCGCCGCATCCGCGGGCGGGATCCGGCCGGCCGCGACGCCGTGGGTCTTCACATAGTCGGTCGCGATTTCCTTGGCTTGCACCGTGGCCGCGTCTTCGAGACGTTTGATTTTGCCGTTGAGCGTTTCGATTTCGGAGGTCTTGGCCGTGAGATCGGTCACCTTTTTTTGCAGGGACGCAATCTCCTGGTCCTTGGCCGCGATTAACTCGGCCTGATCGGTTTCTGTTTCCATATTTTCGTGTTGGGTTTGCGTCCCGTCTTTGCCGAGAACAGGCGCGATGTTTTTAAAGGCGGCGCGATTGACCAGGCCGCCCATGTTCACGGGCGCCCCGACGACCTCGCCGGTTTGAGCGTTGTGCAGAAATTGCGGAGAAAATTTGGTGAAGACCTTGCCTTTGACCTTGTCGCCGCCGTCGCTGGTCCAGTCAAGCGCCAGGCGCACGCCGCCTTTCTTCTTGTCATCGCCGCCCCAGAAAAACCGGGTGGGATGGCCGGAGGCCTCGCCGTCGCGATGCTCGAAATCCAGGAACGGCAGGTTGTCTTCGCCGGCGTCAGCCTTGGCCTTCATCATTTCCAGGGACGCCTGCAGGCGTTCCGCCGTGCCGGCGTGGACGTTGATCTTCAGCTTTTTGCCGCCGCCGCTCGCAGGCGTGACGTAATTGACGCCGGGCGGCATGTATTGGATGTCCGCCGGCAGCTCGGCGCCGGACAGGTCAATCGCCGGCAGGGTGGAAATATGGCATTGGACGAGTTGTGTTTTCATGTCAAACCTAAGTCTCTGTTTTGGCGCTCCACGATCATTTCCCCGCGCTGCACAATGGCGGCTTCCAGCAGCTCCGGGAGCGGGAGAGCCGTGGGGTCGGGATCCTGGTGGACGGAGGGAGTCAGGACATATTCCACCGTGATGCCCTGGTTTTCTGAAATCGTGGCGAGGACCGCTTTGTCATCGTGCAATCGGACAAGCTGCAGCTTGAGTCCGGTTTCAGCCTCGAAGGTGGCGGGGTAGCGTCCGTAGGCATCAGCGGTTTGGGGGATGGCCAGCGCGCCGGCATGCTTGGCGGTGATCGTCCCGCCGAAGACTTTTTGGGCGAAACGCGGGTCATTGACAGTGACAGTGACAACCAGGCCGGAAGTATCCACCGCCGGATTGCCGACCGAAGCGCCAACCTGATTCCAAAAATGCTCACGCGGTCCTCCGAGTTTGTTGGGCTGATTGGCGTCCTTGATCCGGAAATGCGTCTTGAGCTGGTTGGCGACTTCGCGCCCGATCCCCAGCATCAACTGGCGCGGATTGCGCGACGCGGCGGCCAAGCCGTGAATGCGTTCCAGCGTGCCGTGATCGTTGTAGGTGAACGTCAGCATGGCTAGCGGGTGACGCTGCCCCCTCCGCGCAGCATGACGCCTTTGGCGACGCCGTTGACCAGGGCCGTGGCCATGGTGTTTTCCAGCTCCTTGGCCAGCTCCTTGGTTTTGAGCTGGGGAAAAAGCTCGGGCATGTTCTTGGCGGCCGTTTCCACCACGCGGATGAAATCTTCGTCGGTTAATTTGTGGGACTGTGCGGCGGCCGCCAGGCGCACGAAGAGAGGCTTGATGCCACCCAGCCAGCGGGCTTCCACGCCCGTGACATTTTGCATCACGTTCTCGGCGAGCTGCTCGGTGGCGTCTTTGGCCTGGACGCTCGCCTGGTCGGCATCGATGCCGCCAGGCAGCGGCGCGGCGGCTTTCTTGATCACCGCTTGCCCTGGCTGCGGCTGGGGAATGTCATGCCGGCGATAGAACCATTCGGCTGGCATTTCCACGCCGCGATCCAGCAGCGTCGCATCGCGGTCTGCCAGGTCTTTCGCGTCGGTCACCTCCTCGGCGCCAAGGAAAACGGTCGGGCACAGCGCGCGGTCCCCGAAATTGAGGTAGAGCACGGCGGGCGCAAATTGATGGCTGAAAATATTGCTGACGTGGGTTCCCGCGCCTTCCAGGATGTCGCCGCGCACGCCTTCATGCACTTCGCCAAGGGCGCGGCTGCCGGATCCGCCGACGTCGGTGGTGAGCGTCTGGCCCAGGATGACGATGTCCGCGATCTTGTCCGCAAACGTCAAGACGTAGGCCTGGGGGTTTTCCGCTGCGGACTTGGCGCCCTCCATAAATTGCAGCTTGGTCCCGGCCGGGAATGCCGCCCATCCGGCGCTGCCCATGTTCTCCATCATCTGCTGAATTAGATCAAGCAAGCCCGGCTTGGTCTGGTCATATTCAGCCCAGCGGAAAGGGATGCCAAAGAGCTGGGCGTAGTTAAGCAGCCACTCGGAGCTGAAATTGGCCGCGCACCACCACCACGCCAGGACGCGCAGCATCGCGCCGCCGATCGGGTGGCCGGACTTTTGTTTGACAATGGAGAGGAGGAACTTGTTGTCCGGAAACGGGGCGTACTGTTGGACGATCGGGCGCAGCGGCTGGTAATAGGTTGGGATGGCATTGACCTGGGTGTTGATCCGCGTGGTGTCGAGCATCAGATCCGCGCCGATGGACGGGTAGCCGTAATTCCAGGGATGAATCCAGCGCGTGCCTTTGGGCAGGTAAGCGGGCGGCTGGCCCGTAGAGGCGCGCAGCTCCCAATCGATTTCCAAAACGCTGATGCCTTTGCCCCAGGCGTCGAGCAGATCGTAGATCGTCGCGCCCAAATCGTTTTGATCCTTGGCTGGCTGGCCGAGCATTTCCCGCAACGCGCGTTCCACGAGGTCGGCGCGCTGCTGCGCTTCGGGCGTGGGCTCCTTGCCTTTCTCCGCGTACGGCGCGACCGACACATCCATGGAGCGGACGGCGCGCTTCAGCTCGTTCAAGTCTTTCTGCAAGTGCGGCCAGGTGCCTTCCATCAAATCGAAGAGCTGCCACTGGTAGAGCAGGTTGCCCGAGAAGGCGCCGCGCAAAATGCCTTCGATTAATTCCGGCGTATAGCCGCGCACCAGGACGGAAAGCCAGCGATCGCGCGCCTGGGGCACGATGAACGGCAGGAGTGGATCGAAGCCAGGGGCCGCGACGACGCTCGGCGCGGTGGCCTCCATCGGGAGCGGCCGGAAATCCTGCGGCATGATCGGTTGCGCCAAAACGGGCGGCGGCGCGGATCCGAAAGCGGGGTTCTGCATCATGAGCGCTCCCTCCCTGGTTGGGCCGCATCGACCAACTTCGCGCAACCGGTATGCAGACCGTGTGCAAAAGCCCGCAGGAACGAGATCGGCGTTTGGACGGGGCTTGATGGGGTCGGCGCGTCCGACGCGCTATAAACGATTTTCACCCTACCCTTTTCCGCGGACATAATCATGCCAACCTCCTTGCCAGCCGGCGCGGCGTAAATTGCGCCCGGTGGCGATGATTGGATCCCACCGCCCAGCCGGCGGTGGATTCAATGGCTCCTTTGGTGGAGGTGAGAGCTTCCAAACCGAGCTTGGCGCCGTCAAAGGTGTCGCCATGGCGGCCTTCGGCGTCCGGCTCACAGACGAATTGACCTTTTTCCTTTTTAACCAGGCGCCAGTCCTCGCGTACAAACCGCTCGGGCGGCAGCCACAGGTGGTTGTCGTCCAACTCCGCCACGAGATTGCCGCCGAGGAGTTGCTTGCGGGTGATGGGATCGTCCTGGCCGGGGACTTCGACCGTTTCGCTGGCGATGACCAGTTCGACGGGGACGAGATCAGCAAGGTCGTTCCGAAACGCCTGGGCGAAGTAACGCTCGTTGGTGGCGTCGATGCAGAGCCGGCGGGCCGGGCCGCCTTCGCGACGCAGCTTCACGGCCTGCGCAATGCGGCGCACGCGCTCTACCGCAACCGCAGGATCGGAGACCTTCCAATTGATGATGGCGCGGATAATCTTTTCATTGCCGTGGCCTTCGACCACGGCGAGGGAGCTTGGATTGCTCGTCGCCTTGGTGGTGGTGGCCAGGTCCCAGCCGAGGCCCACCGGACCGGAAGTCAGGTGTTCCACAAGGAACCGCAAGGCGAGATCGAGATCAGCATCGGAGTCGATGCGAAAATAAGCGCATTGGCCGAGGCCGCGGCGTTGCGCGCTGTCGAGCTGCAGCAAGCCGCATGCGCTGGTGCCGCCGACCACGAACTTGCAGCCGTAATTGCGGTCCCAGGCGTCCTTGTCATGGCTGGAGGCGCGGGATTGTTCGGGCGTGATCTCGGCGCCAGTGTCGTCGTCATAGAGCGGCACGCCATCGGCATGAGCGTCCCAGGCCGTGACGCGCAGCACCCAGACGCCCAAATCGGAGCGATACCAATTGCCCTTCGGATTGATCGGCAGCTCGCCGGCGATGGGCGGCGCCAATAGATCAAACGAATAGTGCGTGTCGTCCGGCGGCGGCGTGGTGGTGTAGATCAGGCGGAAATCCGGATTGCTGGCGATGATCGGCGTGACGGCCTCGACGACATCGCGGAATTTCTTCACGCGTCCGACTTCATCCAGGATAAGGTCGCCGGTTTCGCCGACTGCATCCGACGTGAGCGCCACGACTTTGGTGCGGGAGTAAACGGACTTGGAGTGGTAGAGCCGCATCTCCAGGCGGGAGGATTCGTACAGTTCGGCGTAGTCATCGGCGGAAACTTTCGCGACGCTTTGGCCGCGATCATCCACGACATCCAGGAGGTTGTTGGCCGCCTCGGCTTGCTGCGCCATTTTGCCAAAAGCTTTTTGCAGCTCGGCGGCTTCCTTGCGCACGATCTCGCGCCCAAGATCCAATTTGACCGAGCCGAAAACAACCGTGTGCCCGGCGGTGCGCATCATTTTTTTAAGCGAGATGCGGGCGCAGATCGTCGTCTTGCCGTATTGCCGGCGAGCCAGCAGCGCGCAGATGCGATGCAATTCAACGCCGCGCTCAAACTCGCGCTGGCCGGCGCGGACGCGAAAGCTGTTTTTGCGCTCCTTGGTCATGGTTTCGGCGCCCAATCCTCGCCGAACATCAACTCGCCCAGTTTGGCGATCTTCTCCGAATTGGAAGCCGCGCCTGCGGCAATGTCCCTGGCGCGCTGGTCCTCGGCCCATTCCAGAAATAGTTGACAGGTTTCCCGCTGGAATTTTTGCCGGTCGATCAGCAGCTCTTCTTTCTTCAGCGCCAGACGTTGCGCGTTGAACCATTGCTTGGAGTCCTGCTGCTCGATCGCTTTCTTGGTGAAGAACGCCTGGCCCAAAGCTTGCAGCTGCTCGGACGTCGCCGTGATCCCCAGCTCCTTGACCGACTCCAGCAAACCCTCCACCGCCGCTTCGTTCTGCTCGCATTGCCGGCGCAATTGCCACCAGGAATAAAATTGCGAGAGCGCCCCGGTAGAAGTTTCGACGCCATCCTCGCGCAGCCAGTTGCAGACGGCTTGCAGGGAGCTGTCCGGGCCACCCGCGCCCAGGCGCGCCGCTATCGCGGCCTGCCGTTCGGGCGGCAGGTTTTTCAGTTTGGAGTCCGAGCGCGGTTTCATTCATTCGTCAAAAATCAATGAGAGCCGAGCCCGCGGTGGTGATGCGCCAGGCGCGCCGCTCTTTGCTGATAGCCTTCAAGGCTTCTTCCACGAGCGGCGGGTCGCGGCGCGAAAGGTAGTCAAGCTGGTCCCGCACAAAGTCCAGCGAGCCCTCTAGGCCGGTCTGCGCGTTGGCGTGGAGCTGCACAACGTCGGCGGGGAGGCCGTCGCGGCGCCGCTGCGCATCGAGCACAAATAGGATGCGGCGGCGATAAAGTTCGATTTGATCAGGAGTCATTTCTTGCGCAAGAGGTGGTCCACCAATTTCCCGATTTGCGTGTTGCAGTCCGAAACGCTGGCATTAAGCGTCGCTGTCGTGCGGCCCAACGCCTCGGCAGTGGCGGTAAGCGAGGCGACGCCGTCCTGCAGCGGATCGATCCGTTCATGCAGGCGTTGCCGTCCGGCTGTGGCCATCCCGGATTCATGCGAGATTTTGTCCTCCAGTTTGAGATGCGCCGCGCTGTCCTGAGCCACGTGCTGCTCAAACGTCCGGCGTTCTACATACTCGGCGGCAAGGGTCACAAACCGCGCCTGCGAAGAGCGTTGCGTCACCCAAAGTGTGATCAATCCCGCGACGGCCGCGAGCATGGAGAGGACGGACGATATGCTGACGGCGATCATCCACCCGTGGTCTCCGCCAGCGGCAGGCGGGCTGGCCGGATCGCAGAAGGCGGACAGCGGCGCCATCAACAGGAGGCAACAGAGGAAACAGAGACCGAAAGGCCGGGTGTCCAAGCCGGTCGCGCGCCTCGCGGCGGCGCGAGAATCTCTGTTTCCTCTGCTGGCTCCGGTAAATAATTTCATGCTGCTTGGTCGTTAAAGCGTTCGATGTCGCGGTCGATCTGGAGGCGGCGCAGGTAGATTTCGTTTAGCTCCACTTCGTCGCGCTGGGTCCAACGGCCGCGCTTGGCGAGCAGGCAATCGGCGCGCTTCATCGTCCAGAGCATCGCGCAGTTGAGCATGTTGGCGTGCTCCTCGCGGGTCAGTGGCTGGAAGGGCGCGGCTTTCATGCGAATAAATCGGCGTAGAGATTGACGTGGTGATCGTTGAGCAACGCGATCTTGGCGGTGCGGACGATCTTCACGATCATTACCCAATCCCGGAGAGCGATCGCGCCTGTGAGTTGACAGAGCGTTTCGCGGGTGAGGCATGGCGCCAGTTCGCGCCAGAGCCCGCGCACATCGGACGGCAGCTTGGACCAGAGCGGCGGATCCAGTTGCGGCGCCAGGGACGAGGATCCAGCGGGCGAAGGATAAAAAACTTCATGGCCCACATGGCGATAGGCGCCGAGCAGCCAGGGAATGCGCGCCACCATGTCGTCGGCGTGAATCACGCGAAAGGTGCGCGCGCCAAGCCAGACTTGGTACCACTCGCGAAAGGCCAGGTTGCCGGTGCGCGGCTGGCCAAACGTGTAACAGCCGCAGACGGTGGGCAGGCGTTGCAAAAAGAAATCCGTGGCGGCCAGGACCGCGAGGGCGCCGCCGAGCGAATGTCCGGTGATCCAGACCCGGCGATTGCCGGCGAGCGCGACATAAGCGCGCAGCACTTCATCACGCACCGAATGCCAGGCTTTCAGGAAACCGGCGTGGACCTCGGCATTGGAATCCAGGCAAAGATAGGAGAAGGCGCAATCAAGATCGGTCAGCCAATTCGTTAAATCGGCTGTGCCGCGAAAAGAAATGATCAGATCGTTCGGCTGCTGGTCGATCAGAACAACGGTGTCCGAGGCCTCGCACACGATGCGCGTGACGCCCGGCGTCTCAGCCAGATACGCGCACTTGGACGCCTGGCAAAGCGCGCGGGCGTTAGCGACATCGTAAGAGTTTAAGACGGGGGCGTTCACTTGACTGCTGTTTTGAGGGCGGCTCCCACAATGTTGCCCACGGCGGCCCCGGTGGCGGCGACGATCTGGCCGGTGTTCGTGTCCACGACCAAAGTCATGGCGCCAGTGGTGAACGTGTTGGAGCCGCCGAGCGAGGATTGATTGACGTGGTTGGCGTTCATCGATTGGACGGCGGGGTCGGTGAAAAGGAAATGTCCGCCGCCGCTTTCCCGGTCCTCCCAGATGTCGCGCTTGACCAGGCCGTCAGGACGGCCTTGGTAAAGTTCCGTGGTGTGGCGGCTGACGGCTTCGCGGTGCGGTGAAGCGCAGCCCGAGAGCAACAGGAGGAAACAGAGGCAGCAGAGCCAGCGGCGGAGATCCAACACGACGCGCGTAAAACTCTGCGAGGTGATCGGCTCGCCAGTGCGAATGAGAATGCGGCGCGCCACGGACACGCGCACCAGGAGCGCGATGATCACGACGCAGCCGCCAGTCGCCAGGTTTACGTAGTCGCTGAAGGTCATCAGGAATCCGTTTCGTGAGTTCGGGAGTTCCAGATTATTTCTCGATCGTCACCGCGCCGCTGTAGGCGTTGGTGCCGGCTTGGAAGCCGCCCGCCAGGCCGACGCTGTTGGAGGAGACATTCACGGCCACATCGACGATCTTGCCGTCGCGGGCCACGGAGCCGGTGAGATTGATCTTGTCGGTGCCCAGGGAGCTTTTGCAGCCGGCCACGACCAGAGCGCAGGCGGCGAGAGCCGCGGAGAGGGCGAGTGTTTTTTTCATAGGTATTTAATCGTTGACAGAAGGAGCGTCCGTGACGGACTGTGTGTCTGGAGATGTGTTAAAGGTCCAACGCCCCACAGTTGGCCATCACGGACGAAATCAAAGTCCGGGGTCAGTTTCTTTTCTGACGGCGATTTGGTGATTCCCTTTAACACAGCATCGGTTTTACACCGATGCTGGTTTCCCGCCTAACCGCCCGCCGGATCAAAACGATTTTACGAGGGAAAAAATCTTTTACAGAAGGGTGGCGGGAAAGGGTGCTGGAAGGAAAAAGGATCGCGGAACGGAGGTTTTAACAGGAGGAAACAGAGGCAGCAGAGGTGGGGGCGGGAATATTCTACGAAAAAGGAATTAAAGCGGAGCTGGTTAAGCTAAGAGGCATTGATCACTGAAGAGCGGCCGCCATTGCGGCTCTTCGCTGGCGCTGTTTTTCAAGTTCAGGCCCCGTAAGATAAGGGATGGGGGGAATCATTTCGCGAACAAACTCTTGCAGTTGGGCCGCTGGCTCAGGCAGATCCCAATCCTTTGTCATCTTGATTTTCAGCGGGGAACTCAAAAAGCGCAGAGCCTCTGCTCTTTGTCGACGCTCATTCACGAGGTGAGGGGCGTTCAGATCGCAAGCTCTCACATGATATTTCCCTGGCGGCGTGACCCCCACCAATTCGTGGGTATCAGGGTCCTCAAAAATGTGCAGCCCAAAATCTGCTTCCTTGCAACAATCGAGAAAACGCATTCCGGCAGCGCGATCTTTTCCCTTGGGCCACCGATCTCGCTTGGCCCCATTGCAATGACGCGTTGCTGGGTAAAGATTGGAATAATTCTGAATGCTGTCCCGCTTGCGATTGGGATTAAAGTGGTCAACCTCCATACACTTCGGGCCGCCGGCGCGTGCTGTATGCTGCATCGAATATGCGCAACGATTCTCGAAATCCGAAGCCAGGCAATGCCATGCGGACCGGTAATTTGTGCGGGTGATGACGTTCTTGGGGAAATTTTTACGGACGATTCTGGGATCCATGGAATTCAACGTATGCCGCAAGCGCGCGCAGCAAATCATCGGTCAACCGTTCCTGCCGTCGATCTCGCAAGATTTCATCCGCTGAACGCGGGTGATGTGCGTGGCGCCGGAGCCGGGTCAATGCTTCCAACTCAATCAACTCTGCAATGGATAATTCCCGGCGTGTTTCTTCTCGGGCCAGCCTTTGGTATTCTTGATTTTTTTTCGGAGACCAATAGCTAATGTCCGCCGGCACTATAGTGGTGCCAGAACTGCATATCGCTTCAGGCCCGTCCGCGGTTGCACTCGGCCCGTTGCCGGAAATGCCTGCAGCTGCGTATGCTTTTGAACGCGACGACACCTGTAGCGTAACCTCAATCCGGGGGCTTGAGCTTGCGGTAGATATTGGATCGACTAGAATCATCACCCCTCGTAAAGGTCGTGCAGAAACCGCCTTTGTAAATCAATTTCGCATCGTATCAACGCGACTCCCCAAGCCGCCATGGCCGACTCTCCCGCTTTACTTAGATCCCCCAGCATGCCTTGAGAATAATTCATGAAACAAATCTCGGCGTGCTTGTCTTCCCAATGCGTTACATGCACAAAATCGATGACAGGAAACCGCGATTCAAACGACTCGTTGGCGTCGAATTCAGCCTTCCAATCAGGCAATTTCTTTTTCGGAGTTCCGACCAATTCGGAATATTGCACCAAATTCTCTTTTTGGCCCTCGATGGTTGCCTGGCCAAGAATGCCATCAAACCGATCGATCAACATTCCGGATGACGTCATGAGTCCGAAACTTATAATTTTGAAGGGGCCCTCCGACTTGATCGCAAATCTGTTCGCGAACAAAGATTTGGGATAAGCTAAAGGAAAGGTGACCGTTACGGGAGCGGCACTTTTCTTCTTTTGTGTTTGTTGGTTCCTGCTAATGAGCTGAAGTTGCCAGACACGGCGACAATAGTAAATGACCCTTTTTGTTTGCGGGGGCTCAATTGTAGGGCGGTGCCCATGTCTGTGGCAAAATCAGATTTTGACAGATGATCAGGGAGCGGCCGAAGCTATGACGTGCGAAACTTTCACGAGGGGCCGAAGATGGCCCAGGCGCGGGACAATCATTACCGTTTTGTCTGCCGTCATCCCTGGCTGCCGTGGGAGCCGTTCGATTCCCTCTCGCGCGAAGAACAGACGGCCTGGCTGGACCGACCCCCAACGCCAGAGCAAAAGGCGGAAAACGATTTGCGCGACCTGGCGCAGCAACAGAAGCGCTAGGGAGCCTCATCTGTGCTGCGGCTGATCTGCGTGGACGAAATCACTCCGTCGTCAAAATAGACGTAGCTATCGCCATAAACCCATTGCTCGGATCTCCCAAATCTGGTCGATGTGGAATTGATTTTGCGCGGCTTGCCCCACGAAAGCCGGCATTCTTCCTCAGTCATGCCGATGCAAATCTTGTGTTCTTTTATACACGACTTGATGTTCGCCTCTCGCTCAGCGAGAGCTTTTTCCGCGGCGATGACTGGCGCCGCCACATTTCCAACCTGGGACGAGCTGCTGTGATTATCCGAGTGGACGGACTGGACAACCGCAGCCGCGAATATCATCACGACGATAAAAACCCCGACAATGACCGCCGTCAGCCCCAAAAAGGAAAATCGCCGCCGCGGCGGCGCAGCCGGCTGCGGCAGCACGTAAACGAATTGAGGTTGCTGAATGACCGGCGGCGGAGCAGAATTCGGGGGAATTTTAGGAGGGATTTCCATCAGTCCTCAACGGCGATTGTGAATAACTCGCGCCGGGGGCGCCCCCGCGAATGTCCGAGGGTGGCTGGGAAAATTACGCGCATGAATAACCATGCTACGACTCCTCGGAAACTGGTTCAGTTGGAACTCGCTTTGGAAGCCCGCGCGAGCGACTGGGATGCGAAGAAACGGCGCCGGATGGCCGCACTTTACCTCCGCTGGGCCCACCAGCTGGAGGTTTCTGCTGACGTGCTCGAATGTCATCAGCTGCTACCCTTTCGGCCGTGGGAATGGACGCGACTGCATCCGCGAGATCTTGATCCTGAACGG